GTAATAACGAGTATAAACGGTACGTGTACCCACGCCAATCGTTGGCTTCTCGTTGTCGATAGAAGCATTTTCATAGACAGTGTTCATCGCTGCAATTGTTTGTGTTGCAGTTGTGCTGTCTACGATACCTTGCCACCAGCTGTTTGTTGACTGGGAAATCCCACCAACTGTCTGGTCAACAGCTACGATGTCTCTCAAACCTACGATAGACTTTGCAGTCGTCCCGTCAGAATAGAGACCTGTTCCAAGCTGGTCCTTGATGGTCTTTTCTGCAATCTGTGCTTTGGAAGCAAGAAGCTTAAGAACACCAGCAGATCCACCATTTTTCATCTCGTCTTCTTCAGTGATGGTGATACCTGCGTACAAAGATTTCCAACCGTACTGAGCAGCTGTGATTTGCTCGTTTTCGCTTGTATCCAAGGTGTCAGCACCAGAATACCAGCCATTTGCTGAGGTTTGGGCATAATTTAGAGGAATGTCGATGGTTTTTCCCCCGCTTACCCTCTTGTACTGTCCACTGGCAAGCATACGCTTAAGAAGTGGGTTACTGTCAAAGATGTTATCAAACATTTTTGGCATGATATATCGATGGGTAACCGCTGTTAATTGATCAACTGAAACCGCCATAATATAGTCTCCTTTTGAATTTTTTTAATTAAAAACCTAATTCCTTTGCTGCCATATCCATGAGCGCATGATAGTTCTTGCCCTTCATGTTCTGGCCGCCCTCACTTTGGAGCATTGGGGTATTACTTTGTCCCAATATTCCGCTTTTAAATTGCTGCTGCATTTGCTTTGCAACAACATCTTTGGCTTGAGTTTGTCCACGAGCCAGTAATTTATCGAAATACATGTCACGAAAGGCAGCCCTAAAGTTGCTAATTCCATGAGCCTGAGCATGTCGAAGTATCTGCTGCTCTACACTCTCACCTGTCATTGGATCAGTGGACTGCATGTCAATATCGGGATACTCAGATTGGATAGAGTTGATTTCTGAGGCCAACTCTGCATCCTGTTCTTGTTGCATCCTGATTTGTTGCTCTTGCTTGTACTGATCCCTAAATGATCTCATTTCACTTAGTTCTTTTGCTACTTCCGGTGGTAAACCAGCTTGAGATTGCTGATCAGGAGTGAAGGAATTTTGCTGGTTAAAAGCATTGCTTTGCCCAAAATTCATTCTCGATTCCCACTGTTGACGAACATAATCAGCCCACTCGGGATACTGACCTGCATATTCGTCATACTGTGACCATTTTTGAGATTGTTGTGACAGCGCCTGTTCACGCTGTGCGATGGCTTCTTCACGCTGCTTTTGCTGCTGCACAAGTTGAGCGTAGTTGTAGCCCATCGATGCCCGTTGAATAACCGTACTGAGAGGCTCAGAGATATCTCTACCATTGGCCTTATACGGGATAACTAAATTCGGATCAAATGAGGACTGTTGAATTGGAGCGGGTGCTGGTGTTGCATTGGGTGTACCTTCTCCACCACCAAACGAACCGCTATCAATCTCATTCGCTATTTGATCAATATTAAAATCTATCATTGATTACATTGCTCCCTGTGGACCTTGTGGCATTCCTTGACCTTGCTGATCTTGAACTGGCTGTGCTCCGCCTTTAGATGGAGCTCCACCGCCTTGCATTGCTTGCTCGATCAGTTGCATAAACTGCTGCTGCATGCCTTGCAGTCCCTTGGCCAACTCTGGACTTGTCTGTGCTGCCATCTGAGCAAGTTGCCCTAAGCTTTCAGCAACCATTTGAACCATCTGTTCGGGGTTTCCACCGCCTTGTCCTTGTCCGTCCATCTTATACTCCTTGTGGCGCTTGCTGCGCTTGTTGTTGTTGCTGTCTTGCTTGTAGTCTCATCAATATTTTTTCTCTGTTAGGATATTGTAGCTGATTGAGCACTTCCTCGGCATCAATAATTTGACGGTCAAACAGTGCAAGTGCTTTCTGTTCTTTGTCAGCTGCCTCAAAAGGAAGATCCGATCCGGCATTGACCTTGATATCGAGCTCACCATTGAGGATAAGCTGCATGACTTCAGTCTCACCTTGCTCGTTATATTTATGAACAGTCGCCTGCTTGCGTTTCTCTCCGTTTCCATCCTCAACTTCATCGACATGAAACTTAAGGAAGTAGGCTGAACCATCGAGGTTAGTCATCCGGTAAACACGAGGAGCGGTGTAGTTCTCAAGCACCCTATTAAGCCACTGCCTACCTGCTGTCTTAAGGTAACAGTCAAGGTTTCTCATACGCTGTCTGATACGTGTTCGGCTTGCTGTAATCAGCTGCTCGATAGCACTGGATGCTGTAACACCACCCTCTGCCTTGCCTTGAGAAAAGTCTGTTTGCCCTGCGACATCGTTGAACCATCCGATCACTCGATCAAGTACCTGCATGAAGCCAGGATTCAAGGGTGGTCCGTTCTCCCTGCGAACTGTGGCACCGGGTGAATGCTCAACTACTGTGCCGGGAATGTTGTTGAGGTTATCGGTATCAACATCAGCATCGTTTGATACGAGCCAAATTGGGTTTGAGGTGTAGAGCAGTACATCGATAGTGTATGAGAGGATCTTATTGAGGATAATCTGTGGTGAAGCAAGTTGCTCCACTTCACTGATACCCCAAAACTGCCTTGGATCAACATAATTAACATATTTGCTGAAGGGAATAAGACCGTCATCATAAGGAAGATCCCCATCATGTAGGATCATACCGTTGGCAATGCACACATAGCGACCATTGGGATACTTCTTTTTGACGGTGTATATCTTTTCTTCGCCGTTTTGCTCTGCAAATTCCTCGACATCTTTGGGTTTGAGGTAGCACTCAAATACCATTGTCTTGGGAATAGAGTAGTCGTCAGGACTATCGGCACCAAAGGTTTCTTCTGGCATCGACATTGAGGTTGAAAAGTTCTCGGTTAGATAGGATCTTTGCAGTTCATACTTATCTTTTTTGATCCGATCAAACGTGATGTCAGACTTTATAAGATGTGCTCTTTTGGGATATTTCTGCTTAAGCCTATCAGTCGGGATTGGGTAGGCTTTGAAAAATCCCTCTGACTTCTCATCATTGATATCGTTACACTCAGGATCAGGGTAGCAGTAAAGCGGTTCTTCACTGACGTAAACAGGTGCTCCCATTCCATACATGAGGCTCTGATCATAGTTCATGCTCGATATACCCGATCCGGTTACATAACCGTCGAGGATAACCTCTTGAACAGTCATCATCCAGTTGTACTTGTCCCATTCTGCATCGCATATCTTATCCATGAGCTCGGCAAAGGGAACATCCTGAGGCTCGTTAGCCAAGAAGGTGAATTTAGGACGGGCATCAGTCTGAAGTGGAACCTGACTTTGGATAGTTTGCCAAATAAGGTTGATTATCTCGCTATTTTTCCAGCTTGGCCTCTTACTTGACCACTGGCTTCCACGAAATAGCTTGTAGTATGAGATCCAGTTGCGACTATTGTTATCCCGTACCTTTTTCCACTGGTAGTATTTCTTCATTATCGCTTTAACTTGCGACTGCTCCTGAGGATCGATGTCAGGATTAGATCCAGAGTAGTTATTTCTGGCATCATCCGCTCCGCTTGTTGTATTGAGTGTTTCTAACACCTATGCACCCCTAACTTTATAAGGTTCAGGATTTGTAAATTCTGCCCATCTATTTTCGTCACGTTTTCTCTGATCTCGGTCCGCTCTGTCATGTAGCGTTTCTATGTTCTCGTTGCCGATCTCGATCAGACCTCTTTGCTTTGCCTGCCTTCGCATATCATTTTTACCCTTGACCCATTTACCTAACGGGACAGAAAAGAACGGTTCTTCCGGCTTCTCACCGTAGAATTCATGACCACTGATAATCCTGTGTGTCTTATCGCATTCAGCTTGGCAATGTGGGCATGTCTCTATGATATCAGCATTGGCTATAGTTTTATAGACATCAAACACGTCTTGGCATGATTTACATTTATAATCATAAATTGGCATTGGCAGACCTAAAGTATACGACTGTTGGATCTTTTCTTTTTCAGAAGTTTATCTCTATTTAAGTCGTAGTCTGACGATATCCGCGATGGGATAATATTTTGATTTTCTGATGTTATTATTTTATTTGGTTTTTTGCTAGTGGTAAATGTAGCAAAAGTGACATATCTATTGGCATCCATACTGTGATTATCTTTGTCAACTGGCAGCTCCGAGAGGCTGTACTCACCTTGGTCCGGCTTTAAATCCTTCTGCTCTGGATAATGATACATCTCATATTCATCAGCTGTATGGAAGTTTTGACCTTTAAACATAGCGAATGAACCTGAGTTGATTAGCTCCCAGTGTGCCTCGATACCCTTCTTGATGTCGTTGTTCGCAGGTACCACCCTAAGGCCAGCTTGGTTAAATGAGGCAATATCGTCAGGGTTTGCAGGATCGGCATAAAACTTTTCAATCGGATACATCGTGCGCATTCTCTGTGCTGCATCAATCTTTTCATTGAGCATAAGCTGTGTCTGATAGAATTCTGCTACTTGGTAGTGCATCCCAAGTGGAGTTATGGCCCGTACCACAATAACGAAAGGGTGTGTGTAACCCCAGTCGATTCCGGCCACATAACGAGTACCCGGTGGAAGATTAACAGGATCAATCCAATGTTTACTGCTATCAAAGCACCCGTACACAAGTCCTTGAGCCTTATCAAAGTTACCCCCGTACATCATATTAAAACGTCGAGGCTCCATAGTCCTGCGTTTGTTCTCATATTCAGCCATTGGGAAATAGGGATTCTCGCATGATTTGGCTTGGCATAAGTGTGTTCTACCCAAGGTGTACTCATCACCAGCTTTAAACTTCCTGATGTAGTCACGATAGAGCCAGTTTAGCGAGTAGGGTGAGGTTACAATAGTGATCGGTGCTTCCTTAAAAGACGCACGAGCCTGTATGTTCTCCCAAAAATAGAGACTGTAAAGACCAGCCTCGTCGCATAGAATATGCCTGACGTTCGTGATCCCCACAACAGAGTCGGGATCGGTTCCCGTTCTAAACCAAACCTTACCACCGCCTTTGATATGAAAGCACTCATTCTTCTTATCATACGTTCCCACTCCCTTATTCCAATATAAAAAGACAGGTATCGTTGACTGATACATGATCTTGTAGGTCGGACTTGTGATGATGAAATTATCCGTAGGATGAGTATACTCGTGCATCGCTACTTTAAGCCTGATTACACCGATGATGGTGTTATGAGTTACTACCTGACCTTCGATAATGAATGTTTTAGTAGGAGAATCCACAGAGAAACATACAGTTTCAAGTTTTCCTATTGGTTCAACATGTTTTATAAGTTTGTTTGTCGTATTTTCATGAACAAAATATTTTTCAGCTTTTCGACTAAGCCAAAATGGATTATAAAAAGGTGATATGATGTTTACCCTATAGCATAATTGCCCTATTTTTTTTTCACCCTTATGGGAAAAAGAAGATTTCTTTTCAGCTTTCCATGCCTTACCGCCAAGACTTTCAACTAAATAAATAACATCATTAGCAAGCTGCTCTGATACAGAGTAAAATTCCATTTTTCTACAAGTGCTTCCACTATCATGTTGGATAGTTCCATCTGTATCCATCAAACCATTGAGCAAATCTACTCTTTGTTCTATTGATCCATATTTATATTCATCAGGTATAAATTTAGAATTTGATTTACATCCAAATATTTTCAATCTTCTAAGATCATCTTTAAGTGCATTAGTCATGTGACCTTGTGAATTATGAACTCTACAATTATTTGTTATTATCCAATCGCATACATTTGGTGTTTTTCTCTTTATCTTAAACCCATTTGGTAGCTCTGAAGATACTCTATCAATCAATTGGTCATCTTCAGATGATAGGATGATAGAACTTGTAATTCCACCATCTCCTAATAATGCTCCTAAAATGTAGGGTGATATTAAATACTCTCGAGTTGGGAAAATAAAAGGTTTTGAAGATGGTATTTGTGGCTTGCTTTTTCCTTCCCACATAGCCTTTCTTCTAAAAAGCTCTTTGGTGGTGATTATTTCCTCTTTAGCATATCCTCGCCTTTTGATGATATTTAGATGATCTTCATCGACAATGAACGACTTTCTATCTGTCAGTTCTATCTTGTAGCATTCCCTTAAGCCTTGTGGAAATACACCAGTTACTTTAGTTGGAAGTCCATTCCTATCAATCAAAATGCTATCAACGGTGATATTTTTAGCCTTGATATATCCTTCCACAGTTAAAATATCTGTTTCAGAATATACGGCCTTTCCAAACTGAATCCCTGTCGCAGCAATAGTAATAGGCTTCTTGCTAAATAGCACGTCCTGTTGCTTATCGCTGTGCGGTTCGAATATAAGATTAGACAATATTTCGGCCTTCTACCCCTCTTTTTTCTCTATTTATTTTTCTTTCTCTTAACCAAATTAATGCTTCTTTAAGCCGATGAATTGTCATTTCATTTTCAATGCAAGGAAATTTACTATTTAAACCCTCAATTATCAGCTTTGCAGCTTCAATAAGCGTATCGACTTGACAACCGTTAACTCCAGCTTCTTTAATAGGACCGTTTTGGATAGTGAAAGATAAGCTATTTTTATCATGCCTAAGATAAATAAAGTTTTTTGGCCTAATCTCAGATTCAAACCACTGGTAATCCATTCCACCAGATTCATTAAACTTCTCTGGGAATTTATCTCTTAACTCATCCATTACAATAATGTTAAAACCACCAATTTCTTCTATTCCTTTTAAAGTCTCTAAAGCCATATATGCTCCTTATGTAATGATAGGTCTCACCCATCGTTTTAAGTCTTTGTTGAACACCCTTTGGTGAGGATTCGATGGCGTCATGTAGGCTATTCCACCAAGCCTATTTACCATCTCATTAAACTCGTTGATAGTAAGCGCATGAGCCTCATAGTTTGGGTTTGTGGCAGTGGGTTTAACATGCTTTTCAAGCACTACCGCACCATGCTGCTTAACTAAATGAGGGAACAGACAGATATCAAGGGAGTGATCAGAGTAACCTACCTTTAAA